TAAGGTCTTTGATAAGGCGTGTAATGCCTTCTTTCAGGTACTTCTGTACTTTTTGATCTTGTGTGGCATCACGAGCCACATCTAACACTCGGTGTCCATGACGCATATTCATTAAGCCCTCATAGATTGCTTTAGGATATGCATGCGGAGCCGAAGGCTGTGCTACGATGTCAACGGTAATGATATCAAAACCACTAACATGTCCTGTACTTTCATTAACTTCACCACTTCCACGTGAGCTAACACCTAACTTAACACCACTAGTAATCATAGCTTCAACTAGCTTACCCATTGGTGTTGGTAGAATCTTTAGCTTACCGTGTCCGCAAGGACCGTCCATCCACATTTCGGTAATCATGTGACTAACACGATCCAAATTAATTTTTAGGTCATCAGGGTGATCAACTTCGCCTAAAACAGAATGACCTGTTTTAATTTGCTCATTGATTTGTGTTACGGCTTTCTGAATTTCAGAAATAGGATAAACACGTTGGTTATGATTTTTTACACCCCCCTCGATGAATATCCCTTTCATATATAGATTCTTACCTTGACCGGTTGTAGAGTCTTCGGTTAAGACCTCTATCTGTGCCCGATCAAAAGTAAGATTCTCTCTTAGGTACAAAGCCATATTATTGCCCTAACTTAGTTGCCACCTGGTTCGATGCTTTTCTTCTGAACTGGAACTGATCCATCAGTAGTTTGGCCTTCACCAGATTTAGCTTTAGCTTTGTTACTGTACCAGTTTTGTGCGCCTTTGTTGCCGCCTGGTTTGTTAACATTGCGTTTAGCTACGTCAATTTCTTGTGCGCCTTTTAAGAAGCCGCCTGCTTTACCATTTGGACGCTGCCCATCTGGTGCGCTCTCGCTACCACCTTTAGCAATATTTGCTGAACTACCGCCCATATCGTTCTTACCTGCTAGTGGGTTCTTAGTGTTACCAGCTGGCTTGTCACCACCTGCACCAGTACCTACTGGGGTAAATTCAGTGTTGCTAGGTGCGCTGATTTTTTCTACGTATTCACGCATTAAATCAACTGCTGTTTTTTGCATTGGACGACGAGATTCGGTCATTTCTTCCTCTTCTTCGTCTTCTTCGTCTTCTTCCTTTGCAGCTTCGAACATTTCTTCGTCGCCTTCTTCGTCGCCTTCTTCGTCGTTATCACTACCCATGTCGTCCATGTCGCCCATGTCGTCCATGTCGCCGTGATGTTCGCCTTCTTCGTCGCCCATTAGCTGTTCAAATTCAGCTTTTAGTGCTTCTAATTCTGACTCTAGATCCATGACTTTTTGCTCTAGATCTTCTTCACCGCCCATGTCGCCCATGTCGCCCATGTCGCCCATGTCGTCACCCATGTCACCTAGATCTAGCTCGCCGTCGGTTTCGTCGTCGCCTTCACCGATGCCATCAGTTTCGTCCATGGAGATTTCATCTACTAAACCTTGAACTTGATTTCCGCCTACATCTTCTTCGGCGTACTCTTCGTCCATTAGGCTTTCGTAAATATCGCGTGATTTTTCTACTACAATTTCGTGAAACAATGCGCGAGCTTTCGCTTCGTCATCGTTTATAATGTGTTCAATTAGCTGTTCATATTTGTTCATTAGGAACTCCTTATAATAATATGGCTGTATTTTATTTACTAAAATACGCAGATAACGGGGTTAAATGGTGTTTTTTTGAAGGATTTAGACGGACTATACTGGTCCTGCGGCTGCTGCTGGTGGTTTGTACTGCTTAGTGATCTGTTCTAATTTGTGTTCGTGCTCTACTTTCCTAACATCACTGGCCATGCGTAACCGATTAAGATCTGCTAGTGTTAAGCGAGTTTTTCTTAAATCACTTAGTTTCAATGGAGTATTATCTTCAGCTGAAGAATGGTATCCAGGTTTTGCAGGTTCAAATAGTTCTGTTACAATCATGTTAGTATTTACCCAAAATGGTTATTAAACTGGTGCTGCGCCAGCTGGAGCCGGAGCTACACCTGCAGCTGCTCCTGGCTGCGGACCGCCCATTGGGCTCATGCCTTGCATTTGTCCAGGTTGTGCTTCGCCTGGTGCTGGCATAGGTTCAACTGCTTCTAAATCTCCTGCAATACCACCTGGGCTAATACCTACGCTACGTAAGTTAGGATCTTCTACTGGTGCTTGTTCAACATCGCCTTGTTCTTCAGCCCACATCATTTCGTTTTCGCTCATTTCTTGCTCAGTTAATCCTAAATAGCGTTTCATTAACCAACGCTTACTCATATATGGATATGCTTCTAACTGGGCAAATGTAGCAATTCGTGCGCTATCAATATCAGCTTGTCTGTACTGTGCAAAGTTTTGCGGCTCTTCAAATATCAAATCAAACAGTTGTCCGTCGATATTAACGCCGCGCCAACGCATAAACAATTTAAATTCTGCGTCCAATTTATCTACAATCATTGATTGCAGTCGCTTACAATATTGATTAAAGCGCCATTCTTGTATAAGTGCTGTACCTACTCGCCCGTCAGTAACTGCTTGTGTGCCGTCATCTACCCCTGTAGGCAAATAACTGCTAGGAATACGCAAACCGCGGAATAATTTGTTAGTAAAGAAGCGCAAATCTGTAATTTCGCCTAGATTTTGACCTCCAGGGAATACATCAATACTAGATCCTCTACCCTCTGCTGTTACCGGGAAGAAGTAATCTTCCATCATACTTAACGGGTTGTAAGTAGCGTCCATCATATTAGCACCGCCACCTGTTTGGGTAGGAATTCTTCGTTGATGTATTTCGTTTTTAATACGCTCAACATACGCCATTGCCATGTGACTAGGCATGTTACCTACATCAATTTTGAATACTCTACGCTCCGGCGCACGTTGTATGCGATAGATAATAATCGCATCTTCTAGCAATTCTTTTTGTTTGAATACTTTAAAAACGTTTTCTAATACTGAGTTACCAAACGGCCAATAAACATCTAAACCTTCGGTTAAGCTTAAATGTACAATGTGTTCTGCATTAACTGCTGCTTCGTTTTGAGCATGAGCAAAACGACTACCCCCACTATACGGTGTAGCAGGCTGTATATAACTACCACTAGGACCACCCACTTGTGGGTGATTGATATAAGTGTCTGTTGCTGCTACTGCTGTTACTGTTAGATTTTGAAAATTAGGATTAATATCTTTTAAAATGTACTGCTCGGGCTTTTTACCTTCGGCTTCATTGACAATAACTTTTGTAACTTTGCTCATTTCTACCCAGTACATCTTGAAATTTTCTGGGTCTCGTACAAAAATTTGATCGCCGTATTTTAATGTATTACGCACAATCTTAAATGTACGTTTGTTTAATTCGTTAAGAGTTACCCACTGTTGTAGTTGTTCTTTAATAATTTTTACTTCGTTGTCTGTGGGTTTTTCTTTAAAATGTATATCAAACGCTGTACCGTTAGCTTCATTTTTTTGAGTCATAAACTCAGCTAAAATATCTAGTGCAGCATTGATTTCGGAGTCCATGTCCATTTGTTCGTATTGATTGTAACGTTCAACACGATTTGGGTGCCCAATATATACTTCGGGTAAGTTACTTTGATAATTTTTAAATCCAGGATCTGGACTTCGACCGCTACCTAACGGACTGATATTACTAGGTAAATTAGATGATTTAAAGTATTTTTTCCAAGACATGTGATATTCCGAGTATGCTATATTTACCGTGTTATACTAGCTCGTTGGCTATTCTTTCGTTAACTCGAAGATTGTCATTCATTGCATCAACTAACTTAGTTAAGTTATCAATTTGTTGTTGCATCATTTCCATTTGCATCTTGTTATCATCGGCGATTTGATTTTTTACTTGGGTCATTGTTTGAACTAATCCAGTTGGTCCAGACAATACTGTTTCTAATGCTGCGCTTAATGCAGTTGGTAATTCTTCTATATGCTCTTTACCAGGAATATCTGTTCTTGCAGGCTGTTGGTTATTTTTGGCTGCTGCCACTGCCGAAAATGATGCTTGCATTTGTTGTACTGTATTTGTTAAATCTGCAACAGCCGGAACTCCTGACAATTGAACAGGAATATTTTTTCCGTCGGGTAATGGAATAATTGCTTCGGTGCCGTGTAATAAATCCAAGTAACCGCTTGTTGGTCCAGATGCTATACCACCTCGGGCATGCCCAGCGGTTGGACTTGGAAACAGTTTGTCTATTCTTATTATTAATGGTTCAATGTATTTTGTGTACATTCTTGCCATGTCAGACTTATAGTCTTCCAAACCGTAATCTTTTGTTGGGGGAGTACCTGGTTTTGAGCCAGGTGGTATTGTTTTTCCAGTTATTAATTGTGTAGTCGAAATAACAAAGTCAGTCATTGCCTTGGACATTTCAGACAATGTTTTAGTGAAAAGAGTCAGGTACGGACTCAAATTGTTTGACATATCGGCTGCATACTTTTGAATATTTTTTTGGAATTCTGTAATGCCTTTTGTTAGATCATCGGTGGCAGCAGCATTCTTTGCAGCGGCAGCATAAGATGCTGCAATTTGATCTCTTTGTATTGGATCTAAAATAAAGGCATTAACTGTTTTTGCAAAATCTGCTGTTAGCCCGCCAACATTTAATGCTGATAGTTGGTCAGACAATGCATAAAATCCTTGCCCAGCTGCACTCAAATCTTTAACTCTCTGCTGCGTTGATGCTATTTCCTCCATGGTAGTTCTTTGCATACCTTTTTGACCAGATAGAACTCCTTGGGAAATATTTTCTACCATACCCATTAATTCTTCGGACATGGCAATTGTTGGATCTGTAATTGGCTGTCCCATGATTCTGTTAATAAGAGCATTTTGAACATTTGCTGGAAGTTTTTGCATAACTCCAAATGCTTCCTCAAACGCTTGCTTTTGTTCAGGGCCTAGTTTATTCATTAATCCGGCACGCTGCACTTCAACTCTAGAACGCTCTCTTGCAGCTTTTGCATCCTGTCCAGTTATATCACGCAATACTTTTAAATCTTCTGCATATTGTCTAGTTCCTTGCGCCACTTTCTCTTTATCAAGTTGAGCAAACTTTTCAAAAGTCATTGTTGCTCGTAATTGTGCCGAATATTGAGCTGCTAATTCTGACTGTTCTTCAACTGAATACCCTAGTCCAAGCATTTCTTCTCGCATTGATCGGGTGCCTTTTCCTGTTTTTTGAAATTCATTTGCTACGTCTGACACATAATGAGCAGCTCCGGCTGTATTAAATCCCATTGCTTTTAGCGAAGGCATGGATTTTTCCATTGCAGCAGAAAATTGATCTACAGTTAAACCGGCATTAAATGCTAAATCTCTCATACCAGTCATGCCATCAGCAAAACTAGCACCCATCTTGCTAAATGTTGAATACGATTTAATTGTTTTATTAACTTCATCGGACAACACTCCAGTGGTAACTTTAATCCCAGTTCCTACTAATTTTTCAGCTGTACCTATAAGTTTGTCAGGCAGCATCGGAAACAATGCTTTACCAAATCCTCCTATTCCAGATACAACTGCATCTACACCGGTGTTTAATAATGTAGTAGCTTGTTTTACCGGATTAGTTGGTAGTTCGCCAAAGTTCTTAGCCCACAATGCACTAACTTCTACTGCGGTGGCGCCCAATTGTTTTAAGTATGTTGCTGCACCGGAATCTTTAATGTCCGATCCAGCCAAACTAACCTTGTTAATATTCTCAGATAAATTAGAAAATAAGCTACGTGCAGCCGTTTCGCTAGACTTAGCACTAGACGCTACTTGTCCTAACGAATCAGCAGCACGGTCAGCATAACCAGCCTGTTGCTTAGTTGCAGAAGCTATTTCACTATCCGCACGTCTAGAACGATTTTGCTGCTGACCAATTGCTTGTACCAGTTGTTTTAACGTAGTTTCAGTGGCAGCATTATCTGCACTAACAACGCCCACTCCCGGAATCCGAACATTTACCGTCATATTTTCAACCTATAAATATACTATATCAATTATATTTATGGGATCAAAAACATGGCAAATCCTGCTAACAATCCGTTATTCAAACATTTTCGACAACCTGCAATATATCTAAAGTTACCCGGACAAGGAAGATTTTGGCCCGAGGACGCTATAGATATTCCGCCTACTGGTGAAATTCCAGTGTATCCTATGACGGTTAAAGATGAGATTACTATTAAGACGCCCGACGCATTAATGAACGGTGTAGGTGTAGTTGAAACTATACAAAGTTGTTGCCCAAACATTAAAAACGCTTGGAAAATCCCTGCTACAGATTTGGATGCTATCTTAATTGCTATACGTTTAGCTAGTTACGGATCAGACATGGACATTGAAACTGTTTGTCCAGAATGTAATTCAGATAACGCCAATGTTATTGATTTACGTGTATTATTAGATAATTTAAAGAAACCAGCTTACAACCCAACAACTGTTGAAGGTCTTACTTTTAATTTCAAACCTCAAGCTTTTGAAACAATGAATAACACTAATATGATAGTGTTCGAACAACGTAAGCTACTAGATGCTATTACTAGCAGCGATCTATCCGACGAAGAAAAAACTAAACAGTTTAATTTAATTTTCCCTAAGCTAACAGAAATGAATGTATTGTCGTTAGTTTATTGTATTGAATCTATTGTTACTGACGACAATAAAGAAGTATCAGAGTTTAAATTTATTAAAGAGTTCATTGAAAACTGTGACAGGAACGTATATCAAGAAATCAAAGAGCGGATTGAAAAGTGCGTTCAAACTACTAGACCGGACCCATTGGCAATTGAATGTAGTGAATGTCATCACACTTACGAGTCAGAATTAAACTTCGATAACGCGAATTTTTTCGGCTAAGGCTTTTGGCTATGTCCAATGAGGACATGATAGCTTACTTCAATCAACTCGAAGCACAGTCAAAAGCCCTTAAAGAAGAAACACTTAGATTATGTTGGTATATGAGGGGTGGATTAAGTTATGACGATGCTATGCTCTTAAGTGTCGATGAAAGAAAAATCATCAGTAAGATCGTTAAAGAAAATCTAGAAACTGCTAAGAAATCAGGAATGCCATTCTTCTAAGATGACTACGTCATCTGTTGATTTCGCTATCGCTCATCAACATTGTTTTTTAAGTTTCATCTAGATTAATTGGTCACTCTTTGCCCAGGGCGGGCAAAAAATATATGAGCTTCATCTGAGTAGCACAGTCACTGATATTAGAGC